GACTCAGACCTTGTGGTGGGATGATGTATTCCACCTTGACAATAACCGGACTGGTTAGCGTTGCGCTAGCCTTGAGATATACAGTCTTATCTGACGTTAGTTGAACACCTACAGATGCTCCAGTATTAGTACCGCTAATCGCGGCATAGCCTGTGGAGTTTGGTGCATAAGTATTCACAAGTTCAACACCACCATTTGTGAAACCGACGTTAATAGTTTGGGTTGTATTTGCACCTGCTGAGATTGCGTAGACACCAACAACCACAGCGTACTTCGGTAGACCGAAAGCGGCGAATCCGGTAGAACCGTCTGCTACTTCTAGAATACCCATCTTTACATACGGGTCCCGTGCTGCTGGTGTGATTGTAGTTACACCTGCTGGACCAATACCATAAGCTGCCATAATTAATTCCTTTCTATATAGGGGCCGAAGCCCCTATTGAGTTAATTAGGCACCAGCCGAACCATAGATTGCGCGTGGATCGCTCCAGCCAAAAGAGTAACGAGCAGTAGCCTTGTACTTAGCGTTCTCGGTATCGAAGTCATTGTCCATCTCGAACTGATCGCCACGACGCTCGAAGTACTTGAGACCATCCTTAACGCTAGTTAGAATGAACCAAGCATCTGCATCTGTGAGGTAGTGGTTGGTAATGACATTACTAAAGATACCCATATCCTTGAGGACGTTAGGATCATTTAGATCAGTACCGACACGACCATCAGAACCAAGAATCCGCTTAGCTTCAAACTGGAGTTGGTAAGGAATGACGAGCTTCTCTGGCTTAGCAGCGATGAGCAGACCACGATCATCACGGAAACCCGCGATGTCGATAACGGCTTGTTCAAGAGCAGCTTCGGACAGGTCAGCAGCAGTGCCAATGACGTTGGAGAAAGAACCACCAGCTACATTGGGGTGATCGGAAGCAAGTAGGGTCTTGCCATCGCCACCTAGGAAACCAGAACCAGCGAAGGCACGGTTATAAATGTTAGCACCAACGATTTCCTTAGTATGACGCATAGAACGGGCAAGAGCCTTTGCCTTTTGGGCACCGACTTTACCGTACTGGTCATCTTCATACATTTCGCGGGTGATGATAAAACCAAGTGCATACACAACATGGTTGTACCGTGAGGTGAAGCCTTGACGCTCTGAGTCATAAGTGATTGGAGCGCCCTCGTTCTTGACTGAAGCAAGACCGAATGAGCTTAGACCGAGATCCTCTTCGTATGCACGATCAGAGGAATTCTTCTCGAAGAGCTTGTCCCATTCAACGGGATAGTCTGCATACTCCTTACCGTAAATGGAGTTTAGACCTGGCCAGAGAAGTTTAGCAAACGAGCTAGAAGTGATAATGCCTGACATTATTTATCCTTTCCTAATTATAGGGCGAAGTTGTTATTGGTGATGCGGCAGAGTACCTTGGCATATGCGCCGGACTCATTATCAACACGCTGAACTAGGCCGAGAACCTGAACAACGCCAGTGGCGGTGTCAGTAATAGCGAAAGAGGAGGTGCCAGTAACAGCATCACCACCAACAGTACCAGTGAAGTCGAAACCACCAGCGGTTCCTACGTCAGTAGCAGAGAAGGTAGCTTTCTGGGCCTCATAAACAATGTCTGGTGCATCTGCAACGAGTACATACGCAGCAGTTGCGCCACCAGTAACGGATACAGGAGTGTCTAGTGAAATAGAACCACCAGACATACGACCAGTTACAGGGTCCATCTTTGCTGGAACAACGCCAACAACAGCACCAAGAACGGCGGCATCATTGGTAGCGGCAGAGACTTCTGCGATACCATTTTGTGATGCAGCACCAGTCAGTTTAACCAAGTCACCAGGGACTAGTTTAGTACCACTGACTACGGCATAAATGTTAGCTTGACCAGAATAGGGGGAGCCACTAATATGCTTTACTGGCTTAAAGCCAGAGATTTTAGAGATGTTAGCCATACTCTTTATTTCCTTTCAGAATTATTGAGATGCTCCCCGTGTTTAGTTGTTATTAGTTCACCTTAAATGAACCGTAATCAGAAGCACGGGAGGCATCGGTTTTCATTGCCTTCTCAGTTTCGTCGATCTGTGATTGTTTCGCAGTCTGATCTTCCTTGTACCATTCCTTTTTAATACGCATTAGGTATGATTTAGTTCCATCATTACTGGTAACACATTTAGCAGATCCCAAATCCGAGGGGTCAAAAACACGAGAATCTCCAACCACAATGGACTCATCTTGGACGAGTTCATAACCAGCGGATTGGAAGTTGGTTACTCGACTACCGGTATCGTTAACAAAGCGGTACTCGAAATTTGGGTCCTTATCGCCAGTGATACTCTGTGGACCCCGTTGAAACATTGGCTTGCGTGCTACACGCTTTTCTTGTACTCTACTCATTTAACACCTCTCATGGCTTTTACTTGTGTAATATAGTCATCTGCTGTCATAACACCTGTACGAACAAAGGTATTCATTACCTTGCGTTCCTCATCAGACATCTTAAAAGAGTCCTGTTTGGGTTGTCTTGTGTCGTTTGACCCTTCTACTGGTGAAGGCTTCCCCCTATTGGGGTTCTGAAACTTTTCTTTAAACCGATTACGAACTTGTTTTGAAACAAAGTTGAGAACTGCGTTGGGGTCAATACCAGGATTATTGCTGGCATATCGTTGGCCCACTGCATCGGCATAATCGTGCATTTCTACATCAGCGGTGTACCACTTATTGCTATTGACCCAACTAACAAAGTCTGGGTGTGGCTGTTGTGGTGTCATCTCTGCTGCAACTTCACGAGCTTTCTGCTCTGCCTTAAGATCTGTGAGAAGCTCTGAGGTTTCTAGATAACCATCTGAGTTGCCTTCTTCTAGATGCTTCTTTTGCAGAGCCTTCAATTCAACTACGGCTCGATTGTACTCGGTTTCTTTTACTTTAGTATGGTGATCCTGTAGCATCTTAAGAGCCTTGCGGGTCTCTTTAAGTTCTTTGCCCATGGAATCAATCTTACCAAAAAGCTCACCTCGCTCAACAAACTCCTTAGCAGGACGCCATTTCTCTGGATCGCCATCCCACTCTTCTTTTGGACGCCAACCTTGTTCACGAGCTTGTTCCTCATGGGAATCCGCTGGTGCTGATTGTTGTTCCTGTTGTTCTACTGCGGGTGCATCAACGTGTTCTTCTACCTGAACTTGGGTGTTTTCTTCACTCATCTACATTCTCCGTCACTAGACATAAAATATCTACATCGTTTACTAAAAGATATACAGCATCATCTGTATCACGCACTTCTTTGCCAGCATACCTAGCAAAAGAAACTCGATCTCCGGCACTAAGGATGTCTGGTGATCTACCATAATCAATGAATGCTCGTGGACCGGTACGTACTACGGTGCCATATTCAACAGCCTTACGCTCTTTTTCTGTTACCATATCTGGGATAATAATACCACCATCAGTCTTCTTCTCGACATTATCTGGTTTAATTAGAATGCCATGCAATAGAGGGATAATCATTCGGCCTCCATATTAACGAGATCATCAATACGAAAATCCGCCAGTTCCCTGTAGGCTGTAATCAAACCACGGAGGTAGTTGTCTTGTACACTATCCATCCCGGCTTGTACAGAGAGCACCTGCATAGCGTCATAGATACGCTCCTGTGCTGCCTGCATAAACGCCTTGGTAACTACGTTTTGTTTCCACTCTTGAAACTCACCTAGACTTACTAGACTCATTCTTTACATCCCCTTTGGATTGTTGTTTGGCTTGTTGCTCTTTTAGTCGGAGCGTTTGTTGACCAGTTTGATGTTGTTGCACCAAGCTCTGGTGGTGTTGCATGGCCTGTGTGGCCATATTCTGTTGTGCCTGAGCACCCTTAATCTGCATGTCTTGGATCGCTGCTTTACCCTTAAGGACAGCTTCCATTTGTTTACCTTTAAGCTGCTCACGTAGCATCTCAGCTTTCATGCGAGCTTCTTGTTCCTTAGCGGCACCTTCCATCTGTAGCTTGGCAGAGGCCATCTGCATGTCCATCTGTGCCTTCTGTTGATCAATCTGTGCCTTAGCCTTCAGTGCTTCCATCTTAGGATCTGGGGGCGGTGGGCTAGGTTGCTTCAAAGCTTTTTCAGCGTTAGGAATCTCATGTGCTTCTAGATACTGTTGGGTAAACCACATAGGATCAATAGTACCCATTTGCATGATCTGCATTACGGACTGAAGCTTGGCTTGTTTCTCTTGTGAAGAAACAGCCGTAGGATCAGCACCAGGGATAATATCATCTTCCGGTCCTTGATAATCAGACTGTGGTACAGGTTCATCAAGTACGGACACATACTCCTCGTGATTCATATACTCTCGGTTGAGTGCATAGATCTTGCGGAACTCTTTAGTGAGGCTGCGATAGATACGCTTATAGACAGCAGTAAATACCTTCATGCCTTGCTCGATAGTCGCCATCGTAGTCGTGGCCGGAGTGTTCTGGCCAGGCATCTTGCCAACAAAGATTTCTGCGACGGAGGCCAATTCTTTACCTGACTTGAGCAATAGATCAAGTAGGTTGAATAGGACTTGAGATGGCTCACGAACAGGAAGCGGGAAGATCTGCTTCTTAAGATCGTCGCCAACGGCGTTGACAGCTTTCCATTCACCAGGCTGGAACCTAGATTCACCCATCTTGATACGCAGACCTTTACCAATAAAGCCTGCTTGTAGATTACTTAGTGATCCAGCATCCACCAGTTGGTTAATGATTGTGTTAGCACTGTTGTTGAGAGGCCCCAAAAGACGCCCAAAACCGATGTCGTAAAAGCCGCCATCTGGGTTGGGAATAAAGCCATACTTTGTATAGTACTGTGTGGCTTCGATGGCCAGAATCTTATTTTTGTCATTAACCATTACTCCTGATTCAGAGAATCGTGGAACAATACGAAGAACCTTTTTAGTTGCTTCTTCTACAGTAACGATGTAAGGCTCAGGATAGCCATCCCCGTCAAGATCAAAATATGTATGTTGTTCCAGAATAAGGTAGGGTGTGGCATCGTCGTCTGAAGTATTCCGTTGAAATGCTTTATTTACTGAGGTAGTAGGATCATCAACCGATTGTTGTGGATCACCAAGTTCTGCATCAATGTAGATACCTTGATTAATACGCTCAGTAACTTTCCGCTTGGATAGGTAGAAAATTTCTGTGATGCGTTCAGCATCCTCGATATTGCGAGTCCAGTAATTAACAACCAATGTCTTTGGTAGAACCAACTTAGAACAGTTACGTTGCTTGTTAGGGTCCCAGTAGGTCTTCTTGAAGCAGGTACCAGCGATTGGTAGTGTGATAAGGAGCTTGTCCATATCCTCTTCCCAATCAGACATCTCATCAATTAGTTGGTAAGACATGTGTGTGGATACACGCTTGGCTCTAGCAGCTTTCTCCCCCTGAGGATCAGAACCAACAATCTTGACTTTAACGATTTTACCGTTAGATGGTACCAAGGTTGGATAGGCTCTTGCTGCGAACTGCATTGCAGCCGTAGCTAGTAGTGGGTATTTGATATTTGCAGCATTCGGCCAAGGATATGTCTTGTCATTGGATATTTGTAGGGCTAGCTCTGTCCAATTAGTTAGATCTTTTTCCCAGTCCTTACGTGAAGCTAGATCATTTTCATAACCAACAGATACTTGATTACCAATGTAAATCAGTTGGTCTTCATCAAGAGAATCCGCGATGTTATTAGAGGACATAATCTTGTCCAACTTCAATTTAAATTCAACCATAGTCAGTATCCTGTGCAAGAGTCACGGCCTAAGTCGCTATGGCCAGATTTATTGTAAGTGTCTTCATATTCTTCGTCGTCTATTTCTTCTTTTGTCATACCTTCAGACATATAATCAATCAATATACCCTGATAAGACAGTGCATCAACCACGTCATCGTGTTTAGCACGTGGAAAAGACAGGCATTCATCAAAGAAAATATCCCACCAATCAGCATCCTTGTCAAATTTGACCTGACCTGCACGCATTCTAGCTTGAATAGAACGAGCACGCTGGATTTTGTCTTGGCGGTGTGGCTTAAGTAGTACAATGTTTAGATAAATGCCTGATTCCATCATAGCTCTGTTGAGATATGGGCCAATGGCCTTGGAAATCTGTGTATCCTCAATGCCCACAGCCTGCGGATCGTAGGTTTTTTGTAGGGCAAGGAGCGTTTCGACGATAGCATCACCGGCAATACGATCTCTGATCACATGTACTATGTGTAACTGTCCGTTATGGTCCATACCACCTACCACAATTGCGGTATAGTCAGCACGATCCTTCTCAGAAATCGCTAAGTCAGCGGTTATGTAATATGTTAAATTCTTTTTCTTATCTTCTTCCGTCATTGGGAGGAAGTCAGTTTTGCGAAAGTAGCGGATAGAGTCATCCACAGGATTACATAACATTTCACAGGAATAAACTTCAGGAATACCCTGTTCAGTTAGCTCTGTTCTAAGTTCTTGTAGTGACTCTTTGCTATGCATTTCTGGCCATAAGATCCTACTAAAGTCTGCATTATGTGCACGATACTTCATAGTACGCCACATACCAGACTTCTTTTCTGACCAGATCTTAAGGTCTTCTACATGAGTTGTCTTTGCTCTCTCTGATGGCATAAGTGATTCTAGAATATCATCCAAATTCATTGGAGTACCCACAAGAATCAACCTACCATCCTTGGATCTGCACGGAACCAGCGAACCGTAGAACCATCTACGTAGCTTTTCACGGCGATCTTTATTGGCAACCAGCTCTTCGTTGAGTATGTCGTCACATATAATCAAATCTGGACGAGCACCCTCGAAGAGTAAGCCGCGCAACTTTTGCTCTGCACCTTTGGCCATAACGCGGAACTTATGACCATCATTAAACTTTACAATAATGTCGTCTTCTGTACACTTCTCGTAGATTAAACCCTTTTCATCCACTGGCAAACCAAATAGTGACTGAATTTGTTTCGAGTCCTCCAAGATCTGTTTGATCTGACCCAGGAACAACACAGACTGGGCTACGGTGTCCGACACAATGATTACAAACTTCGCCTGGCGAAACAAAGCAGCGGCCATCGTATAACTTACTGTAACCGTTGTTGACTTGCTGTGTCTCCGTGGAGCACACACTGCTACGAACTGGTCCGGGCCTGTGCATAGTTCCCAAAGCTCCCTATGAAAATCTTTAAAAGGAACAGGGTTGTCGAAGTAAGGTGTAAGACAAGAACCGACGAAACCCTCAACGGTTTGTTTATCTAGTGTTACTTTACTTTCTACGGGACTCTCGTTTACTTCGCTCACTCTTCATGCTCCCATCTTTATTTCGGGAAAAGCTTCTATTCTGACCTGGATTTTGTACAAACAAGTTAGCTAGGCCATTAGCCCCACCTTTGCTTACTGCCTTCTTGTGGCCTACATCACCTTTGATAGATGTGGCTTTAATCCCACTCTTCTTGGCGACTGTGGCACGGGCAGCGTTCCTCTGGGCGCGGTCTTTGACTCTGTTCTTTTTCTTGCTGTGTTCCCACGCAAGCTAAAGCTCGCGCTTATAATCACGTTTACCATTAGTCATGAAAGGCACGAGCAACTCCAGTCTCTTGGGTCTGAGCATCCCTAGTGAGGTATTGTGCAGCATTAGTAAGTGCCATAATATTATCCCTAAAATATCCCAAACCACGATTACATTCATTACATATAATCCCACGGACGTGTCCATGCTTATGACAATGATCTACAACCGGCGAATCTGGGCCAAACGAACCATCTAAGAATTGTTTACTACAGATTGGACATTTATTATCTTGTGTAATAAGTCTTGCATTATATTCATTTAAAGTAATGCCGTATGTTTTAAGTAAAGATGTATTTTTAGCTATATCTTTATTATTTACATACCATTTTTGTGTTTCTTTTGCAGCACACGGTTTACACTTAGGCTGTTTACCTATTTTTCCACGGGTGGTTTTTGTAGAATATTTATCCCATGTTTTATACTCATGACAGGCTTGGCATGTGCGACCATTTACATCAATTACTTTCTTGTAATCGCGCTTCCCGTTGGTCATGTATGGCAATTTTGTTCCCCTTAGATTGTTTATCTGTGGTAGTCATTTAGCAGTACCAATCTTTTTATCAAAGGAGCGTGCTGCGCCTAGACCCAGAATGCCTGTAAGTATGATCCACAAAGCGTCTGTTGGTAGAATCGGTGGTGCTGTCAATGTTAGTGGAATCCACTCATTAGCCTGCATTAGCGCCCAACCCCAAGTAAGGAATGGGTAAACAATAAACTGATACCCCATAGCCCCGGCACCAATCCAGCCAATCGCAGGACGCCAGCCAGCTACAAAGATTGAAGAGTGAGAGGCTTCTACTTTATTTACTTCAGTTTGGAGGGCAGCGCGATCTGTCTCTGCTGTGTATGCCTCCAGTTCGGCTTTGATGCGCTCCTCATCACTCGTAAACAAATCATCAGCAACTTTACCAACTGTCTCTACAATACTACCAAGACCCATAGTTAATATTGGATTCATTAGGCATCCTTCAAAGTGCGATTGATCCAACCAAGCAAGAACTTGGATTGTGATCGATTCTTCATGACAATATCACGGTACCGAGCGATTTTGGCTACTGTGTATGAAGGCATAAAAATATATGGTGAGATGGTGTTTAAAGCAGACACTGTTTTAGATTCTAGCACACCATCTGGAGCAGTACCTACTACGATCTGAGCGAGTTTGACTGCTACCTTAGTACCGGTATTAACAGCAAAGCTGAAGATAGACTCAGCCATACGTTGGTCATTTAGCTCATCACCTTTGATAACATCCCAGAACTGTTCTTTGTAGAAGTCGCGTACAAGTTGTGTGGGTGGGGTTTCCTTACGATCCACATAGAGCCAGCCTGGCCAGTTAGGCCAATGGCGTCTGCTGATTCCGGCATATGTCTGACCACCGGTATCACCTGGGATGTTTGTTAGAAGATATCCACCCTCACTAATCATCATGCTATCAAAAGCAGGACTAAACTTCGCCATTTATATTCTCCTCTGGATCTACCCAATCACCTGTACCATCCTCATTGATGAACACATGGTCGCCTTCAATAATGTTGGTTACTTGCGTATCGTCTACCCGCTTGCCAAGAAACTTCTTGAACTCATTAGCGAGTAGGTGTAGTTGTTGGTTAACAGATGCATTATCTGTAATCTTTGTTGGTTGCTTGCGTAGGAGCTGGCGCTTGTCCATCATTGTATTAAAGGCATTGTTCGCATCGCGGATCTTCACAGGGACCCTGACGATTTTACCTGTCTTGTCATCACGTACAAAATCACCATTGACCAAGCGATCCTGCATGGCGTCCAGCGAGCCGTGCATGAGGGCGGTTAGCTTGTGGTCAAGCTTATACCCATCGTCCTCTTGAATTTCTTTAATGGTCTCTTTAAACCACTTCTCGCCACGCCAAATCGTGATAGTGCTCATGGGAACCTTAAGCTCCAGGCTAACCTCGCGTGAAGTCAAACCTTGCATGACCAGCTCGACGGCGCGCATTTTAATCTTGTCTGCCCAGTGGCCGGTTTTGTTCGCAGAGGTCTTGCCCTTAGCGCGCACATAAACCAATCTACCTCTGTTACTTTGTTTTGATGTATTCTCCATACAAATATCCTTAAACTGAATGGTTATTAAAAAATAACACTCTATATAAAGATTATACCATAAAAAAAATCAATTGTCAAGTGTTTTGGACAAAGCTACTGTGTTTAATAAACAAAGGTACTGTGTTTATCAACAAAGGAAGGGACCCCTTTAGGGGTATTAGGTGCGGAGCACCGAGTGGGCCTTTAGGCCCTTGACAAAGAGGGTGTTTTATGTTACCCTCTATATAGTATATTATAATACTTAATAAAAAGCTATATATAAAATATATATATACGAGTAAATATATTTATATATTTATGAGTATATGTTTTTATATTTTATGTATAGTTTTTTATTTAGTATTATATTATAGTTATGAGTATATACGAAGTATATACGATTAACTATAATGTGTATTATAGTCTTTAGGTACCCTCCGCGAGTCTCCGCAGGAGAGGAGCGATAGGTGGCTAGCAAAGATACCTCTAGGACTGCAAATAAGGTACCTAGAATCGATTTGTTTATATTCACCCCTATCTCCGTATTCCCCCCAATAAAATAATAGCTTAAAAGGGCTAAAACTGAAAAGTATATTGAATTTTGTCATGACCTGCCTCACTAAGATCCTAGGATAGAAAGTTTCCCCCCCTACCCCCTAAATATACGTAGATACCCCCTATATTACTAAAGTAATAGATAGAAGTCTTATATAAGACTATAAGTGTTATTTATCCACATTAAATAAACAAACAGTTGTCCTTAGAAATATACATAAGCTTGTCGTTAAATATTACAGGCATACATATGCATATACTTAACTATTGTTGGTATGGTGTTGTCCAGTCCGCCTGCCTGCTTAACGGTGATGGTCGGTCATTCCTTCCTTGGAGTCAATGGCCTGTTCGCTACGCCCCGTCCATACCCTACGGCCTACGCTACGCCCACGACGAATGTAATGAGGAGGCGACGAAGGAGCGAACAGGACTACTCCATTGACACCAATTCCTTCCTGCCCGCCTGCTCACCTACAGGCAATCGGCCTGGCCCTCACCTTAAGATAAAGGAATTAAAAATGATTACAGAAACTTTCCAAAAGCTCTCTAAATTCGTAGTACAGTTGATTATGTACTTCGTGTTTACATCGCCTATCTGGTTCCCACTCTGGTTACTGGATCAACTACGTCCTTGCAAGTTCTGCGATTAAGAAGTCAATCATGCGTAATCCATACAACAAGTACAACACAGGTCGGTCATGGTCTCAGATACA